ATTCTAGGGACAGCAGCGCTGTTAGTAGACTTTAGAACCAACTTAACTTGAACAGCATCGAAGTTTGCTAGTTCAGGAGAAGAGAAGTTCATATCAATAAACTGGTTGCTTCCATTCTGCACGTAAACAACTGGAGCATCAGAAAAAAGTTGTGTGTAGTTAGTTGCGTCAAACACAGCGTTAGAACCAACAGTGTTTACACGATACCATACTTCAACAGCAGCTTCTGCTGGAATGCTTGCAGCAAAACGAATACGTAGGTAGTTCGATGGGTTTGCTAGGTTGACTTTCTTAGTCACATACTTGCTGTATGTAGTACTTGCAGCTGGGGCGATATCATCAACAAAGATCTCACGTTGTTTGATAGTCACAGCAGCACCAGCAGACTCAGTAGTGAAAGTAGCGTTAGCGAATGCAACAGTCGTAGTAGTTCCGTTATCAACAACAGAAGAAACTAGGAAAGTTCCATTGTTTGCTGCATTGGATGCGCCAGAAATAACTAGGTATTTACCAACAGCAACAGTTTGTAGAATCTGACGAGAAGTAGCGTTAGTAGTAGTGATGCTGTCTGGGTTAGAGTCTGCAAAGGCGATGTTAGTTACCGCAGATAGCAGAGTGTTCTCATCCAAACCACCCACGTTGGTGTTAGTTTCAGAAGGGCTATTGACCTTATTAGAAACAACAACCAAGCTAGTACGAGCAGTGTCTAGAATTGGAGACAGCGCATCGTTCTCAGATTCCATTGTGACATTGAAGGTCACAGACTTGTTACCACCAAGACTATTATTCTCGTTTACTTCAGAGGCAATCATGCGTGGAGTGTAGAAAGTATTAGTTTCATTAGCAAGAACTTCTTGGAAATCGCCATCTTGAGCGTAAGCAACTTGAGAAGTGCTGTCGACAGACTTACCGCTAGTAGTCTTGATACCGAAAGCAGCAACAGTTTCAGAGAAAGTCTGAACATTGACCATTGGCTGGATAGAATCAAACTGCATGTTACGAGTAGCACGCATTGTAGTTCCACCAGTATAACCAGTAGAAGTAGCTGCAGTAGCAACAGTTACGCAGTAAGAGTCTAGATCGACATCGCTAATAACGTGAGTTGTGTAGATCTGGCTTGATGGGATACCATTGATTGGAGGTGTATACTTGAAAGCACCAGCAGTAACCGCTACAGCACCGTTGGCTGCAAGAGTCAACGAAGTGTTAGATGCAATAGAAGCAACCTTACCGATGTAAGTGCCAGCAGAGTTATACAACTCAGAACCAACAGATAGTTGAGTAGTAAATGCAGTACCAGAACCAGTAACAGCAGTCGTAGAAACTGAAGAAGTGATAGTTCCAGTGCCAGCGTAGCCAGTTAGCTTCTCAGTAGTTAGATCAGAAACAACAACACGTGAGCCAGCTGGCATGCCGTGGTCTTTCTGATAGAAACGAACCTTAGTTTGACCAGTACGTGTTTCAACTGGATCGAAATCCAGTCGTTGATATGGTAGAACGTCGTTGACGAACTCGATATCAGCAACAGTATTAGTTGCGAACTTAGCACGGTAGATAGTGAACTTCAGATCTTGCATCTGGTCGGCAGTCCAAGTAGATGCGTTTTGAGATTTGAAGAATACACCCATGTATGGCTGTTCAGAAATAGTACGGCTAGATCCTGGAATCTGGTCGCCTAGCTGAGAGATCCAAACCTTGTAGTTGTTTGAGTCAGAAGACAGAACGATTGCATACTCAGCGTTGTCCTGAACATAAACAGGAGATGGGAACACGAAAGTAGTTGGAGTGTCGTACTTAGGTACAGAAACACCATCAACCATAACAGCATTACTAGAAAGATTGACTTGCTCTGGTTTCAGAGAAACTTTAGAGAATGGCAGAACCAACTTACCTGGATATCCATTAACAACTTCACGAAGTTCTAAGTTGACTGGAATCTTAGGATCCTTAGACGCAAAGAAGATGTCGATCTTAGTTAAGAACGCACCACCCTTTTGTTGAACCAAGAAAGTTTGAGCCAGAGGATCCCACCAGCCAGTGTCAGCAACAACACGCTCGGAAGTTTGAACGATAACACGGTTATCACGAACTTGTTCTTCAACAAGCTCAGCGTTGCGAACTGCATTAACAGTTTGCTGACGAGTCTCAAGAATACCTTGAGCACGATACATAGCACGACCACGAGAAGTGAATGCGCCTTGTGCTTGGTTAGTATCAACCAATTTGAACTCACGCTGACCAGCACGGAAGCGGATAGAGTCAGTGTTAGGGATATTGAATAGTAGGTGAACATCACCACTAAAGTTTGTGACGATAGATCCACCAGTAGAACCAGAAGCAATAGACTGGAAAGTACCACGTGCACCAGTAATAGAACCTAGAATTTGCTCAGAAGCAGAGAAAGTTCCTTTGACATTGTGTACAAACAGAGAATATGCACCAGTGTCTGGGTTATATTCAGTTCCAACTACAACAGCAGTTGCCCCAGAAGTCTGACCAGTGATCACATCACCCTTGTTCAAGCACACTTGAGAGTCGCCGTTGATACGACGAGCAGTGTCAGCAGAAAGACCACCGACGTTTGTTTGTGTATCAAACACGCCAGAAACTGGAGTGTATAGAATCTTAGAGGCAGAAGTGCAGTAAGCAGAAACGTCGATATCGTCGAAGAATGGGTAGAAGCGAGTGTTTGGCTTCAGACCACGAACTTGGACTAATACATTACGGCTACGGATGTAAGGGATAGCTGCAGTAGAAAGAACACGATCAGCAACAACTTGCTTATCAATTTTAGCTACTAGAGTAGTTTTAGTACCAGTACGAGATTGACCGATTTGAGTAGCAAATGTGTCAACAGTGACTTGACGAGCATTAGTATGACCACGTTCTGCAGCACCGAAACGTGCCTTCATATCAGCAATAGAGATACGAACGTCACCTTGACCAGAAGCCCAGTTATCACCAGCAGTGTAAACTGTACGTCCGATACGTTGTGATGCGCCAGCCCATTGGTTTTGCCAAGAGTTCCAAACAGTACCTAGAACGCCTGCCTTTTCAGCGATGTTCTTAATTGTGTTAAAGTTACCTTCTACTTCCACAATCAAGTCTGGACGACGATCAACTTCAAACCAGTCGTCAGATGGTGGGTTTAGGTTAACAACACCAAGGAATGTAAAGATAGCAAATGGGTTAATGTTCTCTAGACGAGAAGCATACTCTTGCTTGATAAGTGGTACATGCTCAGTGACTGGTAGAGTGATAACATCACCATACAGCTGGTAGTTTGCAGCAGCACGAGCAGAAGAAGTAGAATTCTTCTCGATTAGGTTTACGTTGTTCATAGCGAAGAATGGACGCAGTTCTGCGTTCTCCATATCAATCGCACATAGGTAGTCAGGACTACTTACATCACCAGTATTGTGTCCAGTGAATCCGTCTACGATGAAACCGTTCTTGAAACGTGAGTCGCCAGAAGCGTCAATAATATCTAGAGACTCAGTCTGTTGTTCTAGTAGAGACAGAGAAGTGTAGTATTCTAGATTGTCAATACGCTTTTCTAGTTTGCCGATATCACGCATTGTGTAACGCTTGTTGTCGACAGACTGGATAGCTACATTATTGCTGCTAGTGCCAAAAGTGTAAGGCTCTAGAGATAGGTTGTATAGAACCATACCCAAAGCTGGATCAAGAGCATCACCTGGATTTAGGGATGGGACGCCATCAATAGCAAAGAAGTTACCATCAAAGTCAATAGCAATTTTAGTCTTACGTGATAGGTAGTACTGGAAATCGGCACGAACATCAACACCACGTTTAGGTACTAGAGATACTGAAGAACCAGATCCAGAGAATGTAGCGCCATCATCAGAAATGCGTGGACGGAAGTCGATAACATCACGTAAAGCAACACCTTGGAAGTAAGGGATAGCTGCATAAGCCACGTTGCTTGGATAAGAGTTAACAGTGAAATAATCACCAGTAGAGTGAGAGAAGTATTCCCACTTAACTTCAATCGGCGCAGTTGGCGCAGAGTAAGAAGATTTTAGAACCAAGCGAGCGACATCATAGTGTGTGATTCGTTGACCGTTATCGAAGTCGAAACGATCAGTAATGTCAATGCTGTAAGTAGAACCTGGACTTGCAAAAGTTCCAGACTTCATCTTAACGCTGATTAGGCGATAACCGTCTGCCTTACCTAGTAGCAATTCAGTCTTAGTAGTCGCAGCTTGTGTAGTGAAAGAAGTAGTATCAGTTACAGAAACCAGAGTCTTAGACTTCTCAGTTAGTGTAACGCCAGACTTATTAACTGCACCGATGATAATGAACGGTGTAGAAGCGAAAGTGTCTGGTAGAGTGAATTGAACAGTAGAACCAGATACGTTAATTGCGCTTGGAACAACAATAGTACCACCAGAAGTAGCGCTGTTGTTGACTAGAATGTAGTTATCAGTTTCAGCTGCAGAAGCAAATGTACCAGAAGAAGTAGTAGCAGTAAGAGTACAAGTACCACCAGAACCACCAGAAGAAGTACCAACAAACTTCTCATAAACTGAGTAAGTAGTGTCGTTAGTTCCAGAAGAACTACGAACAGACTTGATAGCGTAGTATGGTAGTTGGTAAATTAGGCTAGAATTCTCTGGCTCATATATCTCAGTGCCAACACGATCTAGAACAGAACCAGTTACAGTTCCGCTAAATGCGCTATCAATAGTCAAAGAAACTTGACTTGAGATAGCAGTAACACGTTTGATTTCTGCGTTACCGATTGTGTTAACAACACGGATGTAATCGCCAACTACTAGATCAGTCTGGAACGAAGTACCAGAGCCAGTCAAAGTAGTGGATGATGCAGAAACAGAACCGATCAAACGCTTGGTGATTGGTTTGATATCAGCAGAGAAGCTAAGTTGTGCGTCGCTGGATACGTTATAGTACATAGACTTAACCTTGCGGTTGAAGTCTTGGTTGTTGTACATTCTAACGTCGAATAGGGAAACTTTATATACAGCTGTTTGTGTAGAACGGTCACCATCGTGCCATTCAATAGCACGGATACGAGCAGTACCAACTGCAGCACCAACTGCAGTACCACGACCAGCTGAGTTAGTGACTTGACTGTATAGAGTAACAGTTGCAAAAGAGTCAACTGGAGGTAGGCTGTTTACGTTAGTGACTAGAACATAGTTACCAACTGTGGCTGGAATAACTGCGTTATCTACTTGAACGAACGCACGAGACTTGTCTACAGTAACATACTCAGTTGCGATCTTTTCGATCTCATATCCCTGAACGTATGCTTTTCCTGGCTCTAGACCAACAGCAAGTTTGGCTTCACTACCACCATCTTCTGGGTCATAGATACCACGATTGTAATAAGGAGCCTCATTATATTCCCACTGAACACCAGTAGAACCTGGACCGTCATATGCAGTGCCAGTAGTGTGAGTAGGTGGAACGTTAATAGAAGTTGCGCTATTTTTAGCAACGTAAGTAACACCGTTATTGACAACTACGTCGCCAATCAAGTATGCTTTGTTTTCAGCCCAAGAACCACGATTGTTGTTGCGGTGTTCGCGAATATCAATAGCGAAATTACGAACAGTGTAGTTACCAGACTCATCATAAGTACGACGGGCAAGAGTCTTTTCTAGTTCAGAGTAATCAGTTTTGATTACGTGTCGTTTGATCTGACCACCTTCAACACGAAGCAACTCAACGAAGTCTACGTCATCAGTAGATTCAATAGTGCGTGTAGTTAAAGTTAGGTCGATGTAGTAACGGTGAGCGCCTGGAGCCGCAAAGTTGTAGCTGTTTTGTGCGTTATCCAGAAGCATCTCATATCCTGGATCTTCTGGAGTGATTAGTTTCTCATCTACTTTAAGACCGATACGGTAAGTAGGAGTGTTTGAGTATTTGTCAAGAGTGATAACTTGACGGTCAACTAGAACGAAGTAACCGTTGACATAGTAAACACCACGCTCAACAGTAGCAGTAGAACCAATACCAGTGGCACCAGAAGAGATAGCTTGAACAACGTAAGCAGCGTCTTCTGTTTCTTGTGGTGTTAAAATCTCGCCGTCAGCAAAAACTTTAGTGACGTTGTCGTCGGCTGAGTTAGTGTAACGTACGTAGATAGTTGCTGGGTCAGAACCAGTTGCGTTCTCGACTTTAATAACCTGAGCAGTTAGACCATTCTCACCGACAAGAACTTTACCTTCTAGATTATTAACATAAGTTTCAATAACAGCGCCAGCATAAACTGCTTGTAGCTTTACATAGTGAACTTCGGTATCAATCGAAGACTGTCCTGGAATAACCATTGCACCTTGTTTGAAGATGTGGTCGCCATGACGCTTGATCTGATTCTGCAGAATAGTCTGCATTTGGGTAAGTTCACGTGCTTGAACCGCAAAACTTGGACGGAACAAAATTCGATAGAACTTATGGTTCTCGTCGAAGTCATCATTATATGGTTCGGTATTGAAATCGATCATTCTTAACTCTTTATCCTAAAAGGTTCTCTTATATTTATGCGTTAGAAACGGATAATCGTTCTAAGAGTAACGGACTGGTCAACAGTAGGTGTGAATGCCTGTTTGTTGTCGATGAACAGTAGGTCACCAGAATATTTATCAGCCGTTGGAGGAGTTACTGCGCTTGCAGAGAAAGTAAAGTTGCCAGAGTTGATAAAGGTTGTGCCGATGACAGGCTCGAAGTTATCGAGAGACTGCGCAAGAATAGCAGTACCAGTATTAGTCACGATACGGAAACGCTTACCAGTAACAGACTCAGTGATGATAGAGTCTACTGGGAAGAAAGTCGTGCTAATGTTACCAGAAATAACCCAGCAAGCAGAAGCAGCAATAGCAGTTAGGTTGTTGGTACCGTTATAAACACGTGGGTTCTTTAGGATACCTAGTTGACGATAGTCGTTGTTTACATCAAAACCTTGGTTTTTATCGCCAGAGATATTAGTGTAGAACATCAGAGTGCGAGCAAACAAACCATTGACAGCGTATTTACCATGTCCACCATAAGGGGTGATAACAGCACGTGCTTTAGCCCCATAACCGTTACCGTTGATAGAAACAGTAGCCCAACGATAACCTGTGCCGTAGTTGGTGATAACGATCTTCTTAATGAAACCGTTCTCAATAACAGCACTAGCTTCTGCGCCAACACCATCACCGTTGATAGTTACAGTTGCAGCAGCATAGCCCCATCCACCAGAAATAACTGGGATGGACATGATACGACCATCCAGAGTCAACAACTCAATGTTAGCTTGTAGAGTGTTGACATCTCCTGGAGACAAGTCAGCAGAGACTTCAGCGCTATCACCGTCTCCGTTGACAGTAATAGTTGCATATGTATAACCAACACCACCATCATCGATCTGAACGTCAATCAACTGACCGAATGTTGAATAATACTTAAACTGAGCAGTGCCGTTTGGAGCAATACCAGAAGTATGTGTTGGTGGCGAAGAACTAGTAGTACCAGCCACAACAACAGTATATACGTTCTGGTTGTAAGAAATTTTCTGTCCCTTTGTTACAGCAGTAGTAGCAACCCAAGGATTGCCAGTGTAATCGTTAGCGAAGATAGGAACAAGTTTAGCTTCGGACTTAACACCAGAGAAGTACATGGATGCTCCTGTTCCAGACAATCCACCAACAGTGATTGTAGGAAGAGCAGAATATCCTGCGCCATATTTCAAAGGTGCAGTACCAACTGCAGGAGAACCTGCATAAGCTAACGTAGCTGTACCGTTAGAAGCTGACCCACTTAGGTGAGTTGGTGCAGTAGTGCTAGTTGTACCAGCGCCAGTTACTGTGTACAAACGGTTAGAGTACCAGATCTGTTGACCGATAGTCACAGCAGTAGAAGATGTCCACTGTGTACCAAATGTAACAGTAGGGGTAGCAGTATAGTTAGATCCTGGATCGTTGATAATAACTTTGATTACAGAACCGTTAGCAATAACAGCAGTTGCAGAAGCGCCAGAACCATCACCAGAGAAATTAACAGTAGGTGCTACTGTGTATCCAGAACCATTGCTAGTTATCTGCACATCACGAACCATGCCAAACAGAGTAATACCTGTAATCACTCCACTAGAAACTGTAGCTGTGCCTGTTGCAGTTGTTCCAATATACTTTAGAGCAGCAGTACCGTTACTAACGATACCTTTTCTATGAACTGGACCAATAGTACCAGAAGTACCAGCAATAGCAACTTCATAGACGTTGTCGTTGTAAGACAGTTTCTGTCCCAAGAACATAGTTGTATTAGCCAACCATGTAGACACGTTTGTAAATGGCGGTTCGATACTGATAACTGGAGATGAGTATCCAGTACCACCAGACTCGATAGTAATGCCAGTTAGATATAGAGGGTCAGACTCTAGATAACCATCACCCTGAACCGCAATGGTACCAGTTGAGTACCCAGTGCCTGCACTATCAACACGAACAGTCTGGATGTTACCATTTGAGTAAAACTGATTACGTAGAGCTGTAACAACAGGCATATACTCATCAGTCAAAAACTTTGTACGTAGAGCAATTGGAATGTTATATAAGAACTTCCACATGTAACCGTCTGGGAAAGTTACTGGGTCAACAGTTGTGCCAATAGGTTTGTACTGAGAAACTGCACCGTTGTTGTTATCCAAGCACTTATAGACGTTATATTCGTCAGTGACGACGTAGAATACAGCATCTTCTAATTTACGTACTCCAGACGGAGCTACGTTAACAACAGCAGTAGCCAGAGCAGACTGTCCACCACCACCAGCAATATGAACTGATGGGGCGAATTGATAACCAGTACCACGAGAGGTCAATTGAATATCAATAACTTTACCATCAAGTACAGTAGCCGTAGCGGATGCACCAGAACCACCTGCATCTGTAACTACAACATGAGTTAGCTGGGCTGTGCCATTAGCAACAGTACCATCATTATGTGTTGGAGATGTAGTTCCAGTAGTAC